GAGGCGGTTGGTCGCACTGACGAGGGGTTCTGACGATAGGCACCAATGCCACGCTCGAACACGGCGACCAGCGTGCGTGTCGTTGTTCGCTTGCTCTTGGCATCGCCGACTTCTTCGTTGTGTTCTTCGGCTTTCTCTTTCAGCGTCTCACGCACCTGCTCACTGACGGCCTTGATGCCCTTGCTTGCTGGCGGCTCCTCTGTCCGTGTCAGTCGTGACACCTTGACGGGTGCTTCACGATCAGACGGTGTGAACGTGCCGTCTTCGTTGCGGATGTAAACCTGCACAAAGGCAATCGGATCTTCTGCTGTGGCTTCACCGTCGCCAACTGTGCCGGGTTCTGTTCCGCTCTCTTTCATGCGTCGAACCTTGCCGACGTACTTGCCTTTTTCGGTTCGCCACTCAACGAACGAACCAACCCGTATCCCATCAGCCTTGAAGCCTTTGGCATCAGTCAGATTGAAGATGTCAGCAAGCCGTTCGTTCGGGATACCGGGGAACGCTGCAAGAGCAATGGCGTAGCCTGCTTGTGCAGTCAGTTCGCCCAAGTTCACCTTGTCTGCGATGGCAAGCAACTGCTGGATCTGCGCGCCGTTCAATGCTGCGTCTTGGGCTGCGGTCATGCCTGTATCAACTGCGGCCTCGGCTGCCGTCGCTCCAACTTCCTCTTGCACTTCTTCGACATCTTCTGACTCTGGCTCTGATTGAGGCAACGGTGGCAAGCCGATACCACCCAACGGTGGCAAGGCTGGCTGACCAAGAACGTCAAGAGGTATGCCATTGACGCGCAGTTCGTCGCCTTCTTCAGTCGGGTCGAGACCAAGTTCGGAGCGTGCCTCGTTGATGCTTCGGATACCCGAAGCAACCTGCGACTGCATGATGCCAGAGATGAGTTGCTCATCTTCTTGCACCGGATTGTCATAGGCCAAGAACAGACCGTCTGCCAGTCCACCAAACAGCGGCAGCAACGACTGATTCAAGAACTCAGCGTCAGCCACTAGATACGGGTGGATGGTGTCACGCATGTAGGACGCAAAGCCAACCTGTGCCGATGCAAGGTTTGGATCGTTGGCCTTGAGCAAGGTGACAGGCACGCCGGACACCGCAGCGATGACTTCAACTTTGCGGTTCTCGCCTTCGCTGAATGACAGGTCACGCGGGCTGAACTGCAACGGGCGTGCGTCTGATCCACCCTCGAAAATGTAAGGCCGACCGCTGTTGTGGTTGCCGCGAAGGTTCTGATCGAGATACGCGATCATGCGGTTCCACTGCGTCTCGTTCAGCGTCTCTTTCAGGAAGATGCCCCAATCGGGTCGGGCTTGGTTCTGGAACAGGTGCTTCTCGTACCCGTCCATGGACTGCAACAAGCCAGCCGCGTCAGACGCAGCAGCAACCCAGCCACGCCCGTACAGCGGATCGTTGGGATCAGGCACGCGGTTGTGCAGCACTTCATCAGGTGCAAAGAAGGCGTCGTTGGGTTGCTGCCCGTACTCGTATCCTTCAATCAGTTGCTCGTCACGAGTTGGCTTGATCTTGACGTACTGTGACGGCATCACCCAGATCTCGACCGGGTAGCCCATCGGCCCCATGATTGGGTGCAGATACTCGTTGCCTGTCACCTGCAAGAATGTCTTGCGAAGTATGTTGAAGTTGTACCCGTCGTAGAACGGTGACACTTTGTTCAGTAGGTCAAGGATCGGGTGGTCATAAATTTCAACAACGTCGCCTCCGGTGTTCGATCCAAGCATGGCGGACTTCGCAGGACGCATTGACCCGTCGCCCTTGAGATATCGTTGCACGCTCTTGCTGACTGACTTGGTTGGGAACTGCTTAGTCCCGCGTGCCTCAACAGACGCATACAGGCGCAAGGGCTGTGCAGCGATGCTTCGAGCGTTCATCATCACAGCCGCGTAGACGTACCCGGTCATCAGACGCAGAGCAGCAGCCTGCTCTTGCGTTGACTTAGTCATGCCATATGTGGCTTCTGGCTTGATGGTTGATCGGACGTAGTCAAGGCGGTCTTGCTTCGCCTTGAACCCAAGAGCGGATTTGAAACCTTCAAGCATTACAGCGATCTCCACATTCGTTCATCGTTGGCAAACCTGTCACCAGTTGCGGCCTTATCCGCTACGCGCACCCGTGGCTCGACACGGCTGCCATCGAAGTAAACCACGGCATATCGCAACGCATCCATCGCGTGATCCATCTCCTTCTTCGGTGCATCTTTGTATCCACTTGAGCCACCAAGCCACTCGTACGACTCAAACTCGCGGATAGTGTTCTCGCACTTCGGGTCCACCGTCAAGCGTGGCTGACCGTCGCCAGCACGTGCAAGGCGCTGTTGCACCTTCTGGATGCCCGGAAAGACCGTGTTGTCTGCCGATGCCACATCGAGGTTGGACTGGTGCATTGCTGCCTTCAGTTTGGCGGCTGACGGGTCAAGCACAAAAGACTCAATCTTGTACCGGCTGGCGATGTCCTTGGCGGTTGCGATCACATCCACTTCAAGCATCTGCGACTTGTAGAACTCCTCGATGATGTGCAATCGACCGTCGCCATCCTCGCCCACAACCAGAAGTGCCGCCGGGTTGGTGTACCCTTCATCTTGGCCCACGATAATTCTGCGCCACTCTTCGGTGCGTTCCCGCACATGCACAGACCGATCAAAGCGGTCGTACACCAAGCCCTCGCCACCACGCCACTTGCCCTCAACGTATCGCTCAAACGCTACCCCTTCGAGGCTCTGCAAGTCATCCAGATACGCTTGCGGCAGAAAGAAGTTGTCAGGGCTTCTGGTCTGGATTGCCCGGCAGTTCGTTGCGGCTTGGTGTCCACCAGCAAGCCCGAAGCGTATAGCCAAGAAGTGCGACGGCGCACCGGGGTTGCAGGCTCCATACAACTGCATGGCAAGGTCATCGAGTTCAAGACGGATGCGACCACGCAGCATGGTCCAGTCGCCCTCGACTAACTCAACGGCCTCGTCAACCGCACAGCCAGACAGGTTCAACGATCCCATCTTTTCGTAGTCATCCAGACCGAAGTAGTAGATCGTGCCGCCACCGAGCAGGCGAATCACACGTTCGCTCTTGTTGTGTTCGTATGTGCCTCGCGGTAGGACGGGCGGCAAGTTGCCGTCTTGTTCAAGCAGCGTGCGAAGCGTCGTGGCTTTGAGGCTGACAAGGTGCTTCCGCGCCAAGCCCTCACGCGCGCCCGGTCTGCCAACCAAGCGTGCCACCAACTTCATGCACAACGCCCGCGTCTTGCCTGCACCGAACGCACCTGAATACAGCACCTCGCGCTCCTGCGCTCTGATGAAGTCAAGTTGTGCAGGCAGCAAGTCAAACTTCATCAGGCTTCTCTGGTGGCGTGGCTTCGGCAAACTCGATGGTCAGAGGCCGCAGCCCTTCGCCGCTGTGTTCGGTCTTCTCACGCATGCCGAGGTACTGCTTGCTCAGCCAGATGAGCATCTGCCGGTCGCCTTCCAAAGCAGACTGGAACATGCTGCGACGCATCGACGCATGAGCCTTGAGCCGTTCACGTTCGATCAGTTCGCGGTAGTCCTCACGGGCGTACAACGTTGAACGCGAGCAGCCAAACCACGCGGCAATCTCCTCGTAGGTGCATTGCATCGCTGCAAGTTTCTTCATTTGCTCAAGGTCAAGATCCAACGGTGCTGGCATCGCCTACCTCCGCTGGTACTCGTTCGGCCCTCTTGCCGGTCAGGTTCTCCCATCGCTTCACGATCACATCGCAGTAATTCGGCTCCAACTCCATGCCGTAGCACTTGCGGTCCAGTTGGTCAGCCGCAATAAGCGTGCTGCCCGATCCAAGGAACGCATCCAAGATGATCGTTGCGTCATGGTTGCCGATTGCCTTTGCCGCCAGAGCCACAGGCTTCTGCGTCGGGTGGAAGTCGTTGATTCCATCGCGGTCTTGATTCCAAACAGTCGCTTCAGTTGTTGCACCGCACCATCTAAGCGTTGAGCCTTTTGGCTTGAAATACAAGCAAGGTTCATGCCTTGGTTTGTATTGTGCGCTCATTGCTGCGTATGTTGCGTTGGTCTTGTGCCAAACGATTGCAGCGTGAACTTCGCATTCATTATCATGTACCGCGTTCAAGACATCTCTTGCTTTGTTGTCTGCGTGCCACATATAGCACGGCCCGTCAACGACTGACAGAGCAAACGGCAAGAACGCGAAGTATATGTCAGTGCTTTCATCGTCTTGCAACTTTTCTCTTGATCGTTTGATGTTGACGTCCCCGCTGTGAAAGTGTCCACCGTCATAGTCCACGCCGTATGGTGGGTCTGTAAACATCATGTCAGCCGTGTCACCTTGCATCAGTTTGGCGATGTCATCCGGGTTGGTTGAGTCACCGCACAGCACGCGATGATCGCCAAGCAGCCACAAGTCGCCCGGTTGCGTTGTTGGCTCTTTTGGCGTTGGCGGCACTTCGTCCTCATGCACCTCGTCGGATGGCAAACGCAGCATCTCTGCAATCTCGTCGCCTTCAAAGCCGGTTGCCAACTTCAAGTCATCCGGCAGAGCGTCCATCAGATCGCGCAGCGTGTCATCTTCCCACTCAGCCAACTCAGCCGTCTTGTTGTCTGCGATGCCATACGCCACGGCCTCGGCTGTGTCAAGGCTGGTCTTGGCTGCTGCTATGTGCGTCCATCCCAACTCTTTCGCTGCGTACCAAGTGCCGTTGCCTGCGATGATCGTTGAGCCGTTGGCGTGCAGCACGATCGGCTTCGTCTGACCGAACCGAGCAAGGCTGGCTTTGACCGCTTCGATGTTCCGCTTGTCGTGCTTGCGGGCGTTGGACGGGTCTGGCGTCAGGCTGTCAATGCTGACGGATAACGGCTTTAGCGATTCGTGTATGTCTGTCATGGCTTCCTCTTTCGTGTTCGTACCGTAGCCAAAGCGAACAACAGCATTGGCCCGGCAAACGGAACAAAGTTGTCTGGTGGATCGGACAAAAATCCAGCCGACAATAGTGGCGTGCTGACTTCGGGTTCAAACGGTGGCAAGATGCTGCCTGGTATCT